AAAGCTCAAGAAAACAAAAATGCTGAAGTAGCCAGTGCTCGCATGGTTGCAACTGCCACTGCAAAAGCCTCTATGCAAAATGAACTGAATAAGATCAAAAATGAGAAAGAGAAAGCTCTTGAGAAGGCTGCTAACGAGAGAAGAAATGCAGTCGCGGCGGCTGAAAAGGCGACGAGGGAAAAGGCATTAGCGGAAACGGCAACTGAAAAGGCTGCCGCTGAACAAAAGCTAAAGAATGCACAAGCCAAGATCAACGCAGCCGCCGCAGACAGGGAACAGGCTCTAAAGGCGGAGCGAAATAAAGTTGCGTTATCCGAGGCTAAATATAAAGCGGCTAGATCCGAAATGAATTCAAAGAACGCTGCTCTCAAAAAAGCTATGAATAACAAGGAAAAAGCTATGAATAACAAGCAAAAGGCTATTAAAGGGTTGAGAGCCCACAGAAATGAAAAGCTAAAGAATGCTCAAGAAAACAAAAATGTTGAAGTAGCCAGTGCTCGCATGGTTGCAACTGCCACTGCAAAAGCCTCTATGCAAAATGAACTGAATACGATTCGTAAGGAAAAGGAAAACGCACTCGCATTAGCAAACGCTGAGAGAAAAAAAGCTGTTTTATTAGCTGAAGAAGCTGCCAGGGCTAAAGCTGCTGCGAATACACTTGCCGAGAAAAATGCAGCAGAAAAAAAGGCTGCTGAAGCAAAGCGCATACAAGAAGAAGCTGCTGCCAGGATAAAAGCTGCGTCGAATAAGGCTATGGAAGCTAGGGCGAAAATAGACGAAAAATTAAGAGCCAAAGCGCAACGAGCTCGCAATGCGGTACAAGAACGAAAAAATAAAAAGGCTGCTGCGAACAAGGCTTTAATGAATAAAGAGGAAGCTCGTCTCAAGAGAATCGAAAACCAGAAACGTGACGGGAAAAAGGTAGCCGTTGATAGGGCTTTGGCGCAGTTTAAAGCTAACGCGAAGAGATCTAAAAACGACATGGCCAATAAGAAAGCGATCAACGCGATGAAAGCTGTGTCAAATAAGGAAAAGGCGAACAAGGCTGCCGCTGAAAAGGCTGCCGCTGAAAAAGCTGCCGCTGAAAAGGCTGCTGCGAACAAGGCTGCTGCGAACAAGGCTGCTGCGAACAAGGTTGCTGCGAACAAAGCGGCAAAAGCTAAGGAGATGATAGAAACGGCTCTACGAGCTAAAGCGCAACAAGCTCGCAATGCGGTACAGAAAGCGAAAAATGAAAAATTGGCTTCGAATCGTCAGTTAATACGAAATAAGATGGCGACAGTCGCGAAAATGCGTAAAATTTTAGCTACGTATAAGGGTACCAACCCATTTAGAAAGTCAACTGTCATGAGTCAGGGTGAGCTTTTAATACAAAAGTTTCAAAAGGGGGAGTTGGTACAAATCGAACCAGCCATCGCGAAGCTTGTACGTGATATGAAAAAGAAGAACGATGACAGTGCGACTGAAAAATTAATAACCGCTCAAACAACCAAGGCTGCTGAACAATTTAACGCGAGAAAGAAGAAAGAAATAGAGGATAAGGAGAAAGCTCGTCTCGCGAGGATAGAGAACCAGAAGCAAAAGAGGGGTGAGATCGCCGCTGCCAGGGCTTTGGCGCAGTTTAAAGCTAACGCGAAGAGATCTAAAAACGACATGGCCAATAAGAAAGCGATCAACGCGATGAAAGAGGCTTCGAACAAGAAAGTTGTTTCAAATCTCGTTTCTGGTGCTCTCACGAAAGCTATTAAGTCTGGACCGGTCACTACCATATACCAGTCGAGTACGAATGCAAATCGAAACAGGGTGAAGAGCAAGGTCGACGAAAAGGTGGAGACGAAGGGGTACAAGGCTGTATGGGGTACCATGATCGATATCGATGGGAAAGATAAGGCGAGTCTTAATAAAATCGAAAATAAATTGAATAAAAAATACGTCCTAAAACAGGGTATTCAGCAGCTACCAGGTGCAGCATTTAGAAAGGGGCGGGTACCTGGGAGTGGTGTAGCTACGAGAACTTCGTTACTTACACAAGTCATGAGACCGTATATCGGGGGGGATGACAAATATAACGAACACAAAAAACAGTATAACAACGCGGTCAAGGTGTATAAAAATCCAGCTTTTGGAAATACCAAGAGTTCAAAAGTCAACGGTATGGTTACCGCTAATAATGTAATGATAAGCATGAAACGTGCACCCGTACCACCACCCGGTGTCAAACCACCGAATGGGCGTTTCCGTGCCATCGCACGGGCGCAGATGCCACCCGCTAAACCAACAGCGATAGCTAGGGCCGCCCAAATAACTATGAACAAACGCAACGCGGTCGGAAACCCAGCTCTCGCGAGAAAGGTATACACCGATCAATCTAAATTCAAACAAAATATGAATGTTAGACGAGCAGCTGAAAGAGCAGCTGTAGCCGCGAAAGCATATATTGCTAGAAACAATAAGTTTCGCGCCACGGGAATATCACAAGCGGCGTCAAATAAAGCTGAGGCGAGAAGGGCTCAACTTGCGGCTCGCAAGGCGGCAAAAAAGAAACTTAAGTAGAGCGTTTCAAATTGAAAAAAATATCTGAAAATAATGTCCCATCCAGACGACGACTGTACCGTGACTACCGACATGCCTCTCAGTGACGAGGTTGCCGATTTCATCGAACAGGGGCTTAACAGGGATATGACTAAGGATGAAGTTGATAAATGGTGTGACAATAACCTCGACGATGTCGCAGAAATATATGAGAAGTACGGACATTCGTACATGTCATATAGAGATGCTGAAATGACGTTATTTTTTGCGAAAACCTTACATGAGAATTGTTATGATGAAATGAAGGCATTGGTGTCTCAATTCGTGGCATGTCAAAGCTAGAAGTATTTGTTACATATAAGTATGTCTCTCACGAATGATAAGCGTCTATTTTTAAATATACTTCTACCCACTATCAATGAATTATTCGTAACGACGGGAAATTTAACAAGGATCTCGAATAATCCGATATGTCAGGTTGAAGTGTTTATTAGGGATCAGATTTTAATAAATAAGAAGACGTTTTCGATTTCAAAATTTAAATTCGCTATTGAAAAATTACACGCACGCGCTATAAATAATCTCATCCTACATCTCGATGATATAAATATACCTATATCCAGAGTTTACAAGAAAGCGCAAATAAATCCACTCATGTTAAATGCGTTTGAATTAGAAATTCATAAATTGATACTAGACGGTGATATAGTTTCTTTTTCTGATTTTTTATTATATTGATCACTCATCAACCTCACACTCATCTTCGCCATCGTCGACGTCATCGTCGGAAGCGGGAGGGTCAACACCTTGGAATGCGAAGGAGGGTAGCTTTTGCGACTTCTCACAAAGAGCTTGGGAGAGGCGTACACTCACACCGAACTTGTTATCGATAAACCAGATCTGGTTAAAGTCGACGATGCACATACACTTCTGACCCTTCTCGAGACTGTCGATGGAAATACTCTTCTGGTTCATGTCATAGGCCTCGGCCAGGAACTCTCCAGTAGGTTTTGTCATAATCTTGAGCTTGAGGGTGGATGGATAAGAATCCTTACCTGGACGAACGAGTGGCTTGTACAACGCTTCACGAATGACTTCGATGTTGTAAGGCTTGCCGAGCCACTCTTTGGAATTCTTAGCTACGGTCTCGATGATCATCTGATCAAGTGCCTGAAGCTTTTCCATCAGGGTGACGGCACCTTCATTGTCCGGGTCAAAAGAAAGGTCGAGAGAATACGATGTCTTGTTAGTAGCCTCGTCGGTAAACGCGCTGAGGCCAAATGGAGATCTCATGAAAGGAAGTTGAAGGTACAACTTCTTGTTATCTGGTGCGTTAATGTATACAGTTTTACCACCGTTTTTGTTCTTCTTCATGGCAGAAAGAACAGTGGTAGTGGGTTCGAATTGCTCGTAACGCTGGATGATAGTAGACATATTGGTTGCTTATATCTTATGTACGCGACGAAACTTTAAGTATATTTTTTTCTCAGAGTATAATAAAATATGGGTCTTTTCAAGGACTGTGGTTGTGGTTGCGATGGTAAGAAGCAAGAGCAGAAATTAATGAATTCTATATTAGCTGCGCTAGTCTTTTTCATAATTGCCAGCCCTGATACGTTCAGGCTAATGCGAACAATATTTGGTAAATGGGTTTCGGGACCTAATGGGTGCCCCACATCGGGTGGGTTAGCCCTACACTCGATCGTGTTCATGTTCGTTACATGGGGTTTGATGAACATAAAGTCTGAAGGATATACCGCGGAGGCTGGGGTTATTGGTCCCGCTCCCGAGGAAATCGTTGACCAGTATCCGGAAGAGATCGGGGAAGAGGAACTCGACTTACAAGTAACCGATGAAGAGATTGTCTTGGAAGAGAGTGATCTTGATACGACGGTTTCTATGAAACCTGCGGCCCCTATCCGTATGGCCGATGCCCCCCTCCCCCTACCTGATATGGCGGAAGAACAAATTGGAGCTTTCGACAGTGGTGCGATGTACGCACCCATGGATCTTGGGGTTGATGGTGACAAGCCTCAGCCAATGATCAGCGGTATCGCCGCCTCATTGAACACGGGTCTCAATGTTACATGTGCTGATGGAAGTAGGCCCATCGTAGCTTAAAATTCTTCATCAAACGTGACCGTGGTACTTTCATCAATTTTACCATAATCACCGACACGCTTTTCAAAAAAATTAGTCTTACCATCTAGGGAAATATTTTCCATAAAATCAAAGGGATTTCGTGTGTTCCAGATTTTATTGAACCCCGCTTGCTTGAGTAAACGATCAGATACATATTCGATGTAATCTGACATTTTTTCAGAGTTCATACCGATTAGGCTACATGGTAACGCTTCGAGAATGAAACCCTTTTCAATCTCGACCGCCTCGCGTACGATCTGTTGGATAACCTCTTCAGACGGTTTATTTTTCAACATTTTAAATAGTTCGAGAGCGAACTCGAGATGAAGTCCCTCATCGCGACTGATAAGTTCATTACTGAAACACAGCCCTGGCATGAGGCCACGCTTTTTCAGCCAGAAAATAGCACAGAAACTACCAGAGAAAAATATACCTTCCACACACGCAAACGCGAGTAGACGTTCAGCGAATGGTCTATCCGTGTCAAACCATTTTAGCGCCCAATCCGCTTTTTTTTTAATGGGGTCGATTGTCGTTATAGCGTCAAATAAGTGTTTCTTTTCCGAACTGTCTCGAATATACTTATCAATCAATTTGCTATAGGTTTCTCCGTGAACCATTTCATTGTGAACCTGGTACGCATAAAACGATCGAGCTTCAGTGTATTGTACTTCGTCGGCAAAATTGTTATTGATGTTTTCAAAAACAATGCCATCAGAACCGGCGAAAAATGCAAGAATATACTTAACGAAGTGACGCTCGTTGTCACTCAGTTTTTTCCAGTCATCCATGTCAGCACTCACGTCAACTTCTTCCGCTGTCCAGTTCGACATTTGAGCTTTTTTATACAAGGACCACAAATTTTCGTGTTCTATCGGAAATACTGTAAATCTATTCATCGTGGGTAGAAGCATCGGCTCTGATTCATCGATATATTCCTGAAATGCGAAATAATCTCCGATACATTTGTTATTCACTTTTACTTGTGGGTATACCACAGCACTAGATCCACATTGTTTTTTTAGTTCATCTTTATCGACAATAATTTTTGTATACTCGAGGTTCAAATCCTTGCAGATGTTTTCTGCATATGTACAGTATTTACAATCCAACTTCGAAAAAATTTCGATTCCCATCACGTGTGTTATAATCGTACAATATTTTTGTGCTAAATCTTTATACAGAAATGTTTGAATTTTCTGAAATTCAGCCTGGAGATCTCATACGAGTTCTTGTGAATTTCGATGATATAGAAGACGATGCATACGCCATTGTAGAAGAGCATCGTGATGATTACTTAATTGTTAAATACTATTCGGAAACGTCGTGTACGTATAAGGGGGCAGACATATATACTTTGGATCAGGAAACAAATATACTTCGAGAAGAAAGTATAAGTGAACATTTCCCAGGGAAAGATACGATCTTCAAATGCATTAGTGAAGTTGATCGAATGTACGTGATAGATAGTGAACAAGAAACTGATATAGACAGTGTCGTGTGCAATGAAAGTGATGATACCGGAAGTGATGCTGACAGTTTTGTCGTATCTGATAGTGAATTCGAAGGACGATTACAACTACCCCCGGACGCTGCAGCTCTTGATCGTGAATGGAATGCATGGGTTCCCCGAAGTCCGGGTTCTTCACGTTTCAAAGAGACTGTCGATAGAATTGAAGAGCGAGCGCGAATACAGATGGACAACATAAATTTCTAACCTAAGTGCGTCAATTGTAAAATAAAAAAAGACAACGGTATTTTACATGGATTCAATTACATTGGCTGCTATCTGGTCCCATGTCGACCAAACACAAAAGACTAAAACACCGACACTAAAGCCAGTGGATAATAGATTTTGCACAGACTGTGCAGAATATAAAACACTTACACGGGAGGGGATGGTATGCACGGGGTGTGGGAAAGTTGACTCAATTTATATCGACGACACAGCGGAATGGACGAGTGGTGTATCCGATGATGGCAGAGTTTCAGACCCATCGCGTTGCATGGTACCGACGAGTAATCAGGATTTGTTTTCAACTGCATGGGGAAAGGGTACGGTCATCGCAACTAAGTGTACATCGAGTTACGAAACGAAGCGGATGGCTAAAATAAATTTTCATAGTTCTATGAACCATAGGGATAGGTCTTTGTTTCACGCATACAAAGACATAGATGAGGCTTGTACAAGTCTTCCCGAAGGTGTTTTGAAAGATGCGAAAACGTTATACAAAAAATTTAATGAAAACAAACTGACACGTGGAGCTGTTAGGTCGGGAGTAAAAGCAAACTGCGTTTTATACGCGTGTAGATTGGCGAATATTCCCCGAACAACAAAGGAAGTTGCTGATATGTTTGGTATTCAATGTAAGGATATCAGTCGTACGACGACCATGTTCACTGGAATTATAAAGGATGAAAAGACGGAAAAAAATTACGTTACAAAACCGTTCAATGTCATGTCGCGATTACTCAATTCGTTTGAGATATCACGAGAAGAGCGTCTGAAATGTAACCAGATGTGTAATAAATTGGAAGAGTGTGTGGATTTGATGAGCAAGTCTCCGAATAGTGTTGCGACTGCTGTTATATTCATTGTATTGGGAGAGCGGATGTCAAAGTCCGAACTGTGTGAAAAGTGTGGGGTCTCTATCCCGACACTAAATAAAATAGTCGTCATACTGAAACGACACTTAGAGGATAAAATGTAATACACAATAGAGATGGTAAAACTTTTTTTAAGTACACCGTGTTACGGTGGACTGTGTTTAGAAAAGTACCTGAAGAGTATTGTACAGCTTCAGATACTTCTTATTCGTGAGGGTGTTCAGTTAATGCTTGATACGACTGAAAATGAAAGCCTTGTTCATAGGGCTCGAAATGTTTCAATCGGGCGTTTCATGCAAAAAACCGATGCGGATTTTTTCATGTTTATCGATGCGGATGTCGAATTTGACCCCGCTGCAGTTCTTCGACTTTTGCGATCCGGGCATGACATTTCCGTTGCCTGTTATCCCAAGAAGGTTGTCATGTGGGATCAAGCTCGCTCTGCGGTAGAAAATGGTGATAATAGAGATATGAGTTTTCTATCCTCCAGTCTCGTTGCTAATATAGGGGCGGCGAAACGTTCGGTGGTTGATGGTTTTGTTGAAGTGTTGGACGGACCCACGGGTTTTATGATGATCTCCCGATCTGCACTCGAAAAAATGCACGAACACTACGGACCCACGCTCACGTGTAAAAATGATCACCAGAACCGTGATTTTGATGAATATTGTGCCATTTTTGATTGTATGATAGACCCAGAATCTAAACGGTATTTATCTGAAGATTATGCCTTTTGTAGACGCTGGCAGCAAATGGGTGGAAAGATATATGCAGATGTCAAGACTACATTAGGGCATGTAGGGAATTTACCCTTTTCAGGGTGCTTAAACGATAGGCTTAAGGCTTAGCGTATTAGAATAGTAAATGAAGCTTCGGACGATTGTCGTGACAAGGAGTGGTGCGTGTCATGTCAAGACATTGCATACTATTCTGAGATGTAACATAAAAAGTATGCAAAATGAAGGGGTTCAACACGAGATTGCTTTTGTAAACGATGATCCGTATGCAAAGTCTGAGTGTATAGAGAATAGTATGAAAACGCATGACCGTATATTCTTCATCGATTTTGGTATACAAGTGGATGATAAGAGTTTGGCGACTGTGTTTGAACCCAACGAAAATGCAAACATCATTGTATTTCCCGCGGTCAAAGATGGCATCGATTGGAAGATGTTCAAAGATAAAGTTGTAAATGGTTCGAGTGAACCTACACGACAGATGGGTATGCATTTCGATACGAATGTCTCATCTTGTATCAGTGAAGACTATTACAATGTAACGTCTACATCTGCGAAAACTTGGTTAATGATGTGTAAACCAACACTCAAGCGTATTAAATGTCGACGCACAGGTGATGTAAAAATACATCCTAAGTCAGAGAAAATGTTCGATAAGTTTAGAGAAAACGGGGTGAAAATCGTGGCGTATACCGCTGCTAACATCGTTGTCACTTACACACACGAGTGTCTCGGGAACATATTGAATTCAGCTGGTATTAAATCTAGTTAAAGATAATAGTAAAAACTTGTGTACAATGCAACGTCTATCTGTAAAGCGAGACGACCCTCTTTACAAATATGCGATTTCCTTCATGGAGCACTCATGGGGAACGACTGGTAAAAATATATTTCCCGGAAGTCAGCCTATCTCGATTGAGTATCGTCACTTCAATACACTCGCATCTAATCCTTACGTTGTGTGTGAAAAGACTGATGGCGTGCGTTTTATGATGCTCGCGTTCATGTACGAAAATAAAAAGCAATGCATCTTTCTGAACCGGGCTATGGAAATGTTTTCATGTCCACTTAATTTTAGAAAGCCTGTGTATGATGGAACTATAATGGAAGGTGAAATGTATGGAGACACGTTTATGATTTATGATATGCTACTTGAATGCGGAAAGGTCGTCGGGAATATGGACTTTTTGTCGAGACTGAAATCTATTGAAAATGTTAAAAAAATGCTTACGAGTTTGAAGTACGATCCAGTAAAACTTAAAATCAAAACCTTTCACCTTATGTCAGATTACAAGATGTTTATGGAAACTTATCTCCCGACGGTGACACAGGATATCGATGGACTTATATTCACACCCATAAACGAAACGATTAAAACTGGTACTCATGAAACGATGTTTAAATGGAAACCAAGAGACAAAAATACAATCGATTTCCAGCTAAAGAGGGTTGATAATATATGGAAAATGTATGTACAGGAGCGGGGGAAGTTGATTTTCGAATCTGAGATTTATGATCACATGGTTCCACCGTATGCCCTCGAGTGGATGGAAGACGGTGCGATCGTAGAATGTCAATATATGCACAAGGATACACCCATGTGGTGGAAACCCATCCTAAGAAGATATGATAAGACGTTCCCTAACAGTAGGCGCACGTTCTACAGAACGCTCGTCAATATAAAAGAAGATATTTCCATGTCTGATTTTATGAACTGTATACCATGAGGTAATAGCTACCATCTTCGGGTGGTGTCGCTTCCTTCACATGTTCGTCATTGATAAAGTACCAATTTGCTTTGCGGCGTATATAGCTTACGTAATGACCACCACATTGATTACCGACGTGCAAGACGCATGCAACTATTTTGTATTGGTGACCATCTAGTGTCATGTTTTGTATCATTTTTATACGACTTTTCGTATCAAATGAAATCATAAGAATGTGTGGGAGTTTAGAAAACAACATTCGCGTTGTAGCTGCGTTATATGTCGTTCCATTGTTATCCTGAAAATTCTCCAATACACTCCAATCCGTGCTATCTTTGATCATCTTAGACATGTCGGGGTCACCCCTGTAATTCAATAAATGAATACTGAAATCTTCTTCATTCATTGTTTTACCCCCCGGCCATATAGTTTCCTGCATTTTTTTGCCGTACAACCAGTCCTTTACTATAGGTTGACTACGCTCCAGTATATCAATTATACATAACATTGCCTCTTGAACATCATGTTGTTCATCCGATCTAAAACGGGGAAACTCCTTTTGAAATGCAAAGTGTAGACCGTCTAGATTAATGGGTGTTTTATCAGCAGTCCAATACTTCTTCAAAAGTATCTGATAGAGAGATGTAAACATACATTTTCCCGTATATGGATCCCGTAAAAAGTGGTTCGTCAATATGGGTATATTGAAAAGGCACTGAACAGCGCTATTAAAATAGCACATCGTATCATTATTTATAAATCCGCGCATGTATTACACATGAACGATAACTTTAACCTAAGTCGTTTAAAGAATATAGGTTTTATATCATTGAATATGGACGTGCGTCATATAACTGACACACTTTTTCCCCTCGTCCAGAAGTATAAGGATGATGAATATACCGAAATCGAGTTCAGACTAGGAAAGTTTAACGGTACTATGTTTGATACGAACGTAGGGAAAGTTGCATTCGACCAAATAATGATGGGGTTATCTAAATTTCCTGGATGGGAAAAGATGGTAGGGGCCGAACATGAAGTTTTTTACCGGGTTTCTGACGGTGTGCGCATTTCCACTGATCAGGCTACGGGTGAAGAAGTGATTATCAAGAAAGAGCGTATCATCAACCATGACTTCAAACACATGTTGAACACTCCGTATGATATTCGTTTCAGTGTTTCGAAGGAAACGCCCCTACCGGAGGATGCTGATCGGGAGATGGATAAGAAAAAAACGAAACAACGTTTGTCATATATACGTAAAAATGTTTCTATCGATCTTACTATCATGACTGGTGATAGTCATGACATGGATGCAGAAGAGTCGGTGACGTATCAGGTTGAATTTGAAATCATCGTTCCATCATCTGTACAGACGAGGGATGACTTATTCAAAATTATTCATAAAATTAATGATGTTTTTATTATGTTGAATAACATTAGATGATAGCACTATTGTTTTTAATTATACTGTTTATTTTATTACAAAATGCGAGACAAAATCAGGGAGAAGAGGTCAGTCTCCTAGGATACAAAACTAAATACTTTCATATTTCCGACGGTGCTTCTAAGAAGATGTACGAGAATATGAAGAATGATGGTCTTTCCATGGATTCGCTCAAAGTATTTGTGATGATGGAAGATCGTTTTCTTAAATTAGAACACATGTCTGTATGTTCGGGTGTTTCGATGCGTAATCAGGGATATAGTCTGTCTGATCAGATTAAAGAGGAGTTTATCGGATATAACTTTTCCTATCATGTTTCACATCTAAAACAGATGTCGGAACCACATAAACTTATAAACCAAAATATAACATGTTGAGAACGTATAGTAACGAACGTCTATGCTTACCGGGTGTCATGTCATACACGTTATCAAATATATGAACAATTAAGCCTATATCATCCGTTTCACGATTTTCATCAATCCATTTCTGTGCATCCACTGCGTTCATGAAATCATCCGAGCATAAATATTCACGCTCTTGTCGTCCCATTCCCCATTCTTTGTCCATACAACGCTCTTTTCGAATGTATGAACAAATAATATGGAACGCGCTATCCATCAAGGATGATGTAATGTATTTTGATATATTTTCAGGTCCTTCATCCACCCGGGGTGCACCCCTATCCCGCAGGGAATGAATAAAGGTAAGACGTACGTCATCCATTTATAATACAACCGGCGAAGTCTTTATAACTGTTCAACCTTAGTACCCTTGGGGAATGTTGTTTTCTTTTTAGGAGGTGATGGTGTATTGTTTTTGTTCATGACATTTTCAAGGTTCTTGGCAAGGTTGTTATTCAGTGCATTGAGTTTGTTATTTAATTTCTTTCGCCTCTGCATTTTCCACTCGGAGACGGTTTCACGTTTAATAGTGTTGACACCCATCTTAAACGGTACACCCGCTTTATTCTTTTTTAAATTCGCCGCGTTTATACGTTTCTTGAGTTCGGCGACATCTAAATCGAGTGAAGGCATTACATTCTTATACGTATTCAACCACTTCTTACCATATAATTTTTGTATATCTTTTTTAATCCCCGTGTTAGACAAACCCCGTGTCTCCAACACTTTACTTTGAGCTTTAACCTTTTTATTCGCAGCCTTAGCAGCCTTTTCAACCTTTTTGACATTTACCGGTAAGGGTTTGGGAATGTTTAATTTTTTGCAAATAGTATCAACCGTGTCAAAGTCGGAAATGGGGACACCTTTCGTTATCGCGATAGGTATGAGTTCCTCTATTGTGTACGCCTTACAAGGTCTATTCTTAACGGTGAATTTACCGTATACCTTGTCTTTTATCTTTGCGCATATCTGAGGTTTGGTCGTTTTTCCGGTGATATCAACAATACCTATCTTTTCCGCAACTGCGACGAGCTTTGGGCGAGGTACTGTCGCACACTTCTTCTTACCTACACGTATACCATTTTTACCATTCTTAGAATTCGACTTATTAAAATAACTAATAGCATTACTAGCGTTGTTTACCTGTTTATTTTTAATTACACGCACTTTCTTCGCGACTGGTTTGAGGTTAACATTCTTGAAATTGCTAATCAATCCCATAACATTTAATTCTTTCACGAGATCGCTACCAATGTTATACGCATTGTTCAAGTCTCTCGTCGTTTTAGCGCCCATGATTTGTATCTTACCCGAGCGAAATAATTGAAACCCTTGGTTTTTATGTACCATTTTTAAAGATGGGCGTAATTCTGGTTCATACGAAGCATTTCTAGATCTAGAAAATGCCGACGCTATACCAGCCAAATTAAGAATACCGTTTGTTTGGAATGTCCCAACTAACACAACATATTTAATAGGATTATACAGAAACCTAGCATTGGGTATATACGTGTCCACGATATATTTCCGTATCATTTCTGGGTGTCGGATATTATTGTTTAGAATTCCACCGGAAACTTGCATCTTTCCATTCTTGTAAACTTTAACCATGAACTTACTTTCCAATCCATTTTCGAATATACGCCCGTTAATTTCTGCAAGGAAATAAGCATGCTTCTTCACATTATTAGCATTAGGCTTAACTGTAAACGTATGTTTCGCGCCTATAGCCATTCGCCCATAACGCAATATGATGCTATTGACCTCTACATCCAATGTAGATCCGGGTGATATAGGTTTTCGTTTGTGTGGTTTTTTATACAGTATTGGATTTACATTAACTGAGTAATTACCATTTTTCGCGTCCTGATTTACCATTCCATTGAAAATTGATAGTTGTAGAGGTGATATCTTCAATTGTGTAAAATTGGTGCTACGAAATTTATCGCCGGTGATAGTACCGATCCGAGACGATATTTTATTTACTGGTAACTGCATAGCATTTTTCATCAACGCACCGCGTTCCTGGTTGGTGAGGTAGGGTGCGCGTCGTATCATGTTCTGAGACGTAAGAGGGGTGTTCGAATTCGAATTCGAATTTGAATTTTCAAATTCGTTAAATAAACCCATATATTACACAGACATTTTTAATCAGTTCCTACCGACATTACAGGTTTAGCCGACATATCTACGATATCGAGACCCATAATAAACTCGGTGCCATTCTGTTCCATGACCGGGAATGTATCGTCGCAGCTCTGATATTTTGTAGGTTCTGCGATACGTACAACCCTGATATCTCTGGATCCAAATGGCCCCGCCCAGATATCCTGATTGAGTGTTTTGTGCATGACACCGTGGAATTCGGAATATTTTTTCTTGAAAAACTTGAGTGGACACTTTTTATCGGGATTGAACTCAATGCATGGTTCTGATAAGAACGATTCTAGGGGACTACAAGCCGTGGCGAGTTGGCGCTGAACATCTACAAAGTACTTGGGTACGATGTTCCAGATATCTTTCTCGGGCCATTTTTGCGCAAACTCCAAATACGCGCGCACGCACTTCTGTAAAATGCATGGAAGTTCCCCTTCGAGTTTACCGTCGAGGGTGGGGTCTGCTTCACGAACCTGTTTTGTAAAATCAGCAGTCAGTACACGTCGCAAAATACTGCCAGAGTTATCACGCCAATTCGGGACTTCATTACCCCCGAGAATGCCGGGTACCGTCCACTCAAACGATTTAGCCTTCTCGTGTTTCACTGCGATAGATACATCCTCACCGCTCACGATCGACTGAAACTCAGCCTGCTCAAGTGCCAGGTCACCCTTGATCTCTGGCGCAATAAACATAAATCCATCCATGATAGCCGACAAACCGAACTTCCGCTCTACATTATTCGATAGGGTCTTAACATCCTCCGTGCAGTAAAACTTTCTGAATACCTTCGTGATGAGTGTAGACTTACCCGAGCGTGCAACACCTTTCAGGAAAGGAATGCATTGCCACTTGTCAATCTCATTAACATCGAAGCACAGTCTACCACCCATAGCAAAAATCCATTCGGATACATCCTTATCGAACTTTTGATAGTTCAACACGGAATCGAAAAAGGGTGTCGGTATGTCACGCCAGTTAATCTCGGAATAGTCTGTGAAATCCTGATCAAAATACTTAGAACTTACGATCGTCTGATCCAAGTTTTTGAATTCATTTGACTCATACGTGTAAAAACTCGCACGCCAGTGTGGGTTGACAATATCCGATTTCTCGCTATCAAATTCCTTACCGATGAAAATACCGTTTTTAAACGACCATACGTGACGGTTCTTTTGAATTTCGGGGAATTGCATATCTTTTATGTTTTCTAAGTGACGAATGAGATCATTGTGACCGGGTGCGCGTGCAGTGAGGTTCTTCCATAAGTCAAATTGAACCTCTTTCTTAGCAACACCGTATACGTAATCCTTGATCGTTTCCACGGGTTTCCAAGCTCGAGTTCCTGCACCGTCGGGTGTCTTAATCTGAACACAACACTGCCCTTTGTATCGTCTAATCTGTCGCCGGTAGAGATCCTTGAGTGTCTGTAGGACGCCTTGTTGAAATGGGTTGAGTTCATCTATGTTGTTAATCGTGGAGATCCTAAAAATAGATGGGTCGGTTTCTGGGTTAATTGGAACATATGTAGGGTTGTTCATACGTTCACTTATGCGAGCGTGACGAAATACAATCTGCCATGCATCGTCTACTTGATCCAGGAGACGGTTGATGCGAACGGATATCTTCATATCGTTATCGTCTTCAATATCCATCATGTTAAGAGTGTCTGCTCTATGGTAAAGTTCGCATAGACGTTCGTTCATACGCTTAACTTTGGATTCGACACGTGAGATGTCAATAGATACTGGTAAACCATCTTCTGTCAGTTCATCTTTCGTAAAAAAGTTTTCATAGCCGATACGGTAGGACAAATATATGTCGTCACGGTCATTGATTTTCCACATGTCTTCCAGCTGGACGAGAAATTTCATGACATCGTCATGCGAAAAAGTTTGAATTTGGTTGGTCCACATTGCACTGGCGGCGTCATCCCTGTTGGATGTTTCATCGATGAAATGTGTAGCTACCTCTGTCATTTCCTAAATATAGATTTCTTTTTTTAAGCAGTGTTATTCTTCTGGAGGGATGATAAAATTTTGACAAGAATCTTATTCTGAATTTCCATCTGACGACCCATATTTACGAGGGCGGTGCAAACTGTATCACCATCCTGTGTTGTCAGGACGGAACCAAGCATGGCTTCCATGGGACTCATCACATCATCCTCATCCTCGTATTGTGTGAGATCTACCTGGTCAATATCACCAGGCTGAGATTCATCTTCATACTCAGATACTGTTTCGGCACTGGCCTCGGCTTCGATTTCGGAATGAGTGTGTTGGGACATTTATGTAAGGTGAGGAAAAATGGTGCCGTGTTTTTCGCGGCTCAAAAAAAATGTTGGTATATAGTACAACAACTCACAATGGCCGGTGGTCTCATGCAACTCGTCGCTTACGGTGCCCAGGATGTCTACCTGACCGGCAACCCTAAGGTTACTTTCTTCCAGGCGGTCTACCGCCGCCACACCAACTTCGCGATGGAGAACATCGAGCAGACCGTCAACGGTACTGCCTCCAACTCCGGTCGCGTGTCTGTCACCGTTGCGCGCAACGGTGACCTCGTCAACGACATGTACATCGAGCTCAAGGCTAAGTCCGGTCTCGAGACTGGTACCGGTACGGCGAACGCCGATGCCTGCTGGGTCGCCGAGCGTGCCGTCAAGGATGTTGAGCTTTCCATCGGTGGTCAGCGCATCGACAAGCACTACCAGAAGTGGTGGCGCCTGTACTCCGAGCTTTACCTCGACGAGTCCAAGAAGGCTTCGTGGGGTAAGATGACCACCGCGGTCAATTCTCAGGTGTTCCTCCCCCTGATTTTCTTCTTCAACCGCAACCCCGGTCTCGCGCTCCCCCTCATCGCTCTTCAGTACCACGAGGTCCGTCTCGACTTCGACCTCACTGATCAGTTCAACACTCACACTGATGGCACCACCTTCAAGGTATGGGCTAACTACATCTACCTTGACACCGAGGAGCGTCGTCGCTTCGCCCAGAAGGGTCACGAGTACCTGATCGAGCAGGTTCAGCACACTGGTGTTGACACTGTTACCCCTGCGGGTGGTGTCAAGCAGGTCCGCCTGTCGTACAACCACCCCGTGAAGGAGCTCGTATGGTGCCTCTCCGAGAACAATGACCAGCAGGGTCTTTGGAACTTCACCACCAAGGCTGACGACACTGAGATTGTCCTCGAGTCTGACCCCAACGCGATCACGGCGTCTAACGCGTTCGTCTCCACTTCCGGTTCCGGTGCTCCCCTCCTTAAGGTCGGCACTGACGGTGGCTCGGAGAAGTTCACCGAGGAGGCTGTCGGTACCGTCGAGACCATGAAGCTTGTGCTTAACGGCCAGGACCGCTTCAAGGAGCAGTCCGGTAAGTACTTCAACCAGGTCCAGGCGTACAACCACCACTCCGGCTCCCCCTACGCCGGTGTGTACTCGTACTCTTTCGCGCTCAAGCCCGAGGAGCACCAGCCTACCGGTACATGCAACTTCTCGCGCATCGATAACGCCCAGGTTGCGATCAAGACTACCGCCGGTAATGACAGCGCGACCAACCTCAACATGTTCGCGGTCAACTACAACGTCCTCCGCATCCAGTCGGGTATGGGTGGCCTCGCTTTCTCCAACTAAGCATTCAGTCTTAGTTTTCTAAAAAATATTTATATTTCAATTTTAAAATGCACATCCATGCTATTTAAAACTGAATTTGTTAATTGTTATTTGTTTATTCAAAACTGACTGAGCAGTCAAATGAATTACACCGTCCTCGTCCAATCATATCGTACACGACCTCCCCATCGACAATCTCCTCTTCGATGAGTAATTCCTTGAGTTCCTCGAGCTTATCCTTATTTTCTACCAACATCTGAAGTGCGTACCTGTAACACTGGGATACGATATTATCTATTTCGTTATCCACCTTAAGAGCGGCTGACGGGGAAAGATTACGGTAATCGTAATTGTTCTTACCGAACCCATACGTCGTCACCATTTCACGGGCAATCTGATACACCATCGCATAATCAGAACTCGCACCAGTCGTGACACGGTTAGCACCGTAGATAACCTCCTCAGCTGCGCGACCACCTAGGGCGACTAGGATCTGAGCGAGTAGGTACTCTTTCGTGTAAAAGGGTGAGTCTGCGTTATCCTCTGAAGGTTGGAAGAATGTCACACCACCCGCAGCACCGCGGGGCATGATAGAGACCTTACGAACTGTATCGTAATCAGGTACGAGAACGCCGATGATAGCGTGTCCAGCTTCGTGATAAGCTACGAGCTCCTTCTTGCGCATAGAATATTTAACATCACCTTTAGCACCAATGACAATACGCTGATAAACGTTCTCAGTGATTTCGGTTGTGATCGTCCCGTCGTTATCCTTGACGGCGCGAATAGCGCACTCGTTGAGAAAATTGGCCAGGTCCGCTCCGGAGAAACCGGTTGTCTGTTTCGCGATGTTCTTGAGACGGACATCTGGTGCGAACTTCTTACCTCGTGCGTGAACCCCCAAAATCTTGAGGCGACCCTTAACACTTGGAAGGGAAACCTGAATTTTACGATCGAACCGACCTGGGCGGAGTAGTGCGTCATCGAGAATATCTACGCGGTTCGTAGCAGCAATTACGACAATGCCAGTCTCATTATCGAAACCGTCCATTTCGGTGAGAAGTTGATTGATAGTTTGTTCGCGCTCATCATTTCCGGGTGTAGTAGTACCACCACGCTTCTTGCCTACAGCATCAATCTCATCGATGAAAATGATACATGGTTGATTTTCACGAGCCTGTTGAAACAATTCACGTACACGCTTAGCACCTACACCTACGAACATCTCAATGAAACTTGCTGCGGAACATTGAACAAATGGGACGTTCGATTCACCTGCGATAGCACGCGCCAATAGCGTTTTACCGGTACCAGGGTCCCCGGCGAGCAACGCACCCCTTGGAATTCGAGCACCACTCCCGTAATACTTATCAGGGTTTTTCAGAAAGTCGACAATTTCCTCAAGTTCATCCTTCGCAGAATCGATACCCTCAACATCCTTGAAACGCGTCGTCACTTCATTTTCCATGTTAAAGTCTGCAGATTTCATAAAAGGGTTTGGCATTCCCATTCCACCTTCACTTCTCGATGCGAATAGCGTACGTGCGAGCGTAAACGCATACGCGACAAAAAAGAACATGACAAGGTTCTCTGTAAGAGACATAGGTTTCGTGTTATCCACTATGACTTCAGCACCACTCTCCATGAGTGTATTCCACAACTGTTCGGTCTGTACGATTTGTACGTCCCCGTAATCCCCATTCTCTTCCTGAAACACAGCGATGTTCTTATTAGGACGAACGACTACAGCGGGAAGTTCCTTCTTTTTTAGACCTTGTATGAACTGTGTATACGAGCGCGGACTATATTCAACTGTCCGTTCTTTTGTATCAACTTTAACACTCGGGGCTTTAAAGATGTATTTAGTCAAACTATTCATTCCGCTATGTTTTACATGATCATATGTTTTAAGTTGGTTATCATGACCTAAGTCGAACTAGAGTTCTTGTTTTCTAAACTAAAATGAGCAAATATACACGTACCGAACTGATTACTACCCTGACTATGATGTTACGCACGGTAGAAAATAACACTGACGTTGAAGTTTGTAGAACTATGGCATTGTCTATGTTTGAGGTCACACTCAGTCATTACCATCTTCTCATACAGGGAAGTGGTGATAATAAACTCATTCAGACCTGTTATAATAAAGCAAAAGAGCGTAAAAATGATAGCAGATTTATAAAGTATGTTCATAAATTCGAAGAACTTACTAGGCCGCCACCCTTGCGCCGATCGGCACGGCTAGCAAATAAGCGTACTTAAATATAAGCCTCTCATTCTAGATAATGTTCAAGAAAGTGTTTGAACTTTTTGTTAAAGTGGATAAACCTGCATTGGGACGATGGTCCCTGAAATCTTGTAATGAAATTTCAACATCTATCAATTCTATCTATCAAAATAGGGATCACTGTGGTGATACGATATGTAAAACACCTAAGAAGGCCTCAGAGTATAAGGATAAGCCACGTTAAGTAACCATGTATGAAATTTACACTGACGGGAGTTGTCTCGGGAATCCTGGATGTGGTGGTTGGGGTGTGGTCAGTGATAACTTTAAACTCACTGCTGGACAGAATGATACCACAAATAACCAGATGGAGATGACCGCGATTTTAAAGGCTCTTGAAGAATGTCTCCATCGAAATATTCAAGAAGTGCGTATTTACACGGATAGTAATTATGTGAAGCAGGGAATCATGGTGTGGATAGTGAATTGGAAGAGAAATGGGTGGAAAACTGCTGCAGGAACCGCTGTAAAGAATAAGGACTTATGGATCAAAATTGACGAAGCTCGTAAAAAGTTGAAAACAGTTGAATGGCGGTGGGTTAAGGCGCATAACGGAAATCCTAAAAACGAAGAAGTTGATAAATTGGCGAGACTATCAGCAGAGACCATCAAGAAAAATATCGCGTCACAGTAGGATGGGTGAAAAAGATCTTAACCCCGAACCATGTGAATGGTGTGAAAAACAAGAAAAGTTACTTATAAAATGGGCGGAGAAAGCGGCCGGATACCGCTGGTTACATAATCACGCGCGTTTATTTTATAAGAAACAAAACGACTGGCTGGCTTATCCTAGTATAGTCATAGCGAGTATAACCGGTGTAGGTGGATTTGCGGTTCTTAATCCAAGTGGGAGTGAAGATGTATCTACGAATACAAAAAATAATATCATGATCATTCAGTATTTTTTTGCGTTTTTGAATGTACTCGGTGGGATACTTTCATCCATAAGTAAGTTTAGTCAAAGTCTCCCTCTTTCAGAATCACATTCATCCATGTGTATACAATGGTCTAAATTTTACAGGAGTATCGATATGGAACTTTCTCTCGATATCAAACACCGCAACGATGTTGTAGATTTTATCATGAAATCGCGAGAGGAATATGATAAGTTACTAGATGATTCACCTGATATACCAGCTATCAGTATTCAAGCTTTTTTGATACAGTTTCCAGATAAGGAGAATAAACCTGACGTGTGTAACGGTCTTTCTATCGTCGTAAGTGACGACGCTGCGTCAGTTACGGGTTCTGGGCGTGCAGTCAGTCGGTGGTTGAACGCTTTTAATACTGTAAGGAGAAGAAGTAGAGACGGGGGTACGCTCTCACCTATAGATAACGTTTAATAACCACCCTTTAGTACATCAGTCGTGAGATGTGGATATTGTCTAGAAAAATATCGTTTATTACCCCAATCATGATGACCTATAGTACTCGGACCAGTTCTATCGATTTTCATATACGCTCGTAAATCTTTATAAAATACCCGAGCACCTTGTGCTATGATATCTTCATGCTTTAAGTCTACGTGATTATCTATTGGGAAAAAGTACTCATAATATTTCTTCATGTTTTCTACGTTGACGAGGTAACACTTCATACTCGTGATCCATTTAACACTTTCTAAGCCCTTTTCGTTTCCGTCGGGTAACCTAGATAGACAGTGGAAGAAACAAATCTCAAAATTGTCTCCCATCGTATCGATCACATCCTGTATCTGTTTATACAGTTCTGGATTTTTGACGATTACGTTATCCTCAAACATGACAGCATATTTCAAACCCTGTTGGAAACACTTTTCGTAAAATTTCATATGACCCATGTAACACCCTATAGCACCCATGTTTATAAATGTGATGTCACGGCGTTTATGTGAACGATCATAATGCATTTTAAGAGCTTCCCTGTAATATTCTGGTTTGACGAGATGTTTAAATTTTTCTACATTCTCGATCTTTTTAGTGTCCTCCCCATATATAATCTCAATCGGTACACTTTCGTCATGATACTTCATAAACGTATCCTGTCGTTTCTTAGAGGATGGTAGTGTCAATAGAAAGCATTTATAGTCCAATCCATTTCCACGATCACCGTTTAATCTTAATGATAATACATATACGATGGCACATACCAGTGTAAATGTGATTACCATTTTAATATACACGTATAATAAAAAAAAATGTTTGTACCCATCAGTGTAATTTTCATAACACT